ACCTAATGACTCGCCGTCATCGTCCGCGCCGCTCGGCAACGACGCTCCTGAAAAGAAAGGATAACCTCGATGTCTCGTCTGACCTGTCAACCGGCTTGCCCGGTGAACCCCGCTGTCGTCCGTGTCAGCGCGCCGTGCTTCGTTTGCACCCCGTAAGATAACTTCGGACCGACTCTTTGTAGAGTCGGTCCGCCCTCAACCGGAGGCCACCGATCATGTTTTACTTTACTGCCGACGCTCGGGACGGTATCTCCGGAGCTAATGGAAACTTCTGCGGAACTTGTTGCTGTGTTGCGCTTAGCCTTCGTCCGGGTGAAACAAACCTCATGACGATAAACTATGCTCCGTGGTCTGTCCCTATTGGATTTCCGGGCATCGTTCCAACGTTTCAGTTTAATATTCAGCTGAATGAAGAAAACTGCCCGACCGGGCCGATTGACGGCTTTGCGCCCCCGCAAAACACTAATTATCAAGCGCCTAATACTCCCTTAAACATTGCTGTAAACACTAGTGTAGGTACCAATTTAACACCTGCTCTTAATTCATTTACGTATGAAATTCTGCCTCTTTCAGGTCCATACCAAGGTCAGGTAACTCAGCCCGGCGGAAATACAAGCCCCAATATTCTTTATACCCCGAACAACGGGTTCCAAGGATGGGATGTTACGTGGGTTAAAGTAACTGATGCACAGGGGCGCTCGATTGTCCGGTCGGTCGTTTGGAGCGTCGGTCTGACTCTCGGTTTGCCTCCGCGCGAGTATACCTCACTTGTTCCATTCATCGACCTCACCAAGGTCTATACCGATCAGCACTTCCAAACCGTTCGCTTTGCTATCACAATGCCTCTTTCTTGTCGCGCCTGCGATGAGTACCGGCTTACGATCAAGCAACCGGCGAACGACTGTGATCGGAATCAGTTTTTCCATCTGTCATGCTATGACATTCGGTGTAAGTCCTGCTTCTAAACTTAGCTGGAGGGGTATAACGATGCTAAAAGAAATTGCCTCTCTCCCGGTGGATAAGCTACGGGAAATGACTGGAGTTTCCTTTGATCTAGAGCAAATCTTGTCTATAGAACTTATCCGTGAGCATACAAAAACCGACGATATAATTTCGGTATCGGATGCTCAACTTCAACTGTATCGCCGCGCTGCGATACAGGCCGCTGAAAAGTATACGGGAATGTTTTTTACCGGACAGCGCGTAATGCAAGAACTTGTAACCTACCCCGGCAGCTTTTGGAATAGCGCCAACTACTACTTTGAGCACACAACAAAGTATTCGTTTGCTCAACCCTTTGTTTACCTTTACGGCGATACGTCGCGCGGAATCGAGCAAGTCCCGGTGGCCGTAGGCTCTAGAACGGTACGCCTGACTAATCATCCCGGCGATTTCGGGGCAGGATGCTGCAATCCTTGCAAGCAACCAAGCCAGCCTATGCTCCAGTATACGGCTGGATTTTCTTGCGAAAATGATATTCCAGCGGCTATTGCTCTTGGCGCGCTGAAGTATATTACTCACGTAATCGAAAATCTGGGTGATGTTGTTATCGCAGTAACCCCTTCGGGGTCGCCGAACAACCGAGGCGTTAGCATCACAGAGGCCGCTAATCCCGCGCTGGCCTCCGGTGCAATCGACATTTGGCGAAGCGCGGTGGACCATGCTATATGAATATAAACAGCGGCTTGCTTCGTTAAGGCACCGGATTACACTTTGCCGACAGGAAGATGTCGTCGTGTCGCCAAGCGAGTTTAGGCTGGCTCGTAAAGAAGCGGCAAACTTTTGGGCTGAAATTGTGCCTGTTCGGTCGTCCGCGTTTAGCCCTAACGGTGCGGCAATGAACGAAGCGCGGTCAACCTTGACGCACCGTATAAAAATTCGGTATCAGTCCGACCTAAATGTAAGCATTATGGCTTGGATTTATGAAGCTCGTATTAAAAGTTCTGCGCGTTGGTTTAAGATACTTAAAGTAACTCAGACCGAGGATAAAACTTTTGAGTATTTGATATTTGATTGCCGACTTGTTGAGCGCGGTGACGATATTATTGCGCCAAGTAACGGTCCGGCGATTGGTTTACCTTCTGGAGTTCGATTGTGATCCGGTTAATCTTTAGGCCTTGGAGAACTTTCTTTGCAAGAAAAGACCTGCGGGTGGTTACTCGCTGGTTAGCGCGGGTCGCCGTAAATTCAGAGCGCGTTTTTAAGGCAGGTATGCGTGGCGGACACTCGGGAAGAATATACCGTAGAAGCGGGCGGTATCACCAAGCATCGGCACCCGGTGAGTATCCGGCTGTTGAAACAGGCCGCTTGATTGCATCAATGCGGGCGCATAGCACGATTAACGAAGCCCAAATTGGAACTAACATGCCTTACTCTCGTTGGCTTCGGACGGGCACCCGGCACATGGCTCGTCGTAAAATGTCCCAGAACGCCCTTGTTGAGGGCAGGTTACGTTCAGGGCAACTAGGAAGGTGGGTTAAATGGCAACGTTAAAACAGCCCGTCCTGATTGCCCTCGCTTCGGCGATTGCAGAATGGTTTCCCGATCTTGGTGGCCGCGCCTTTGCTGTCAGCGAAGTCGATCCATTCGACAAGCAAACTAACGTCCCAACGCTTCCGGTCGCCGTTGTTGCGCTGCTAACCGAACAGGGAACGCAGGGCCGACACGGTGGCCAACGTATCACACTGGCGTCTCAGATCGTGTTGCAGTTTATCTTTGAACCGTTAAAGTATAAACGCGAAGATGGTTCCGACACGCCTTTCTTTGCTTTTTACGATTATGAAGGGGTTAGAGATCGGCTACTTTCTAATCTCGTCAGGTGGCGAACTCCAAGAAACGGCGCTCTGACCTATCAAACGATGGACGTTGAAAGCGATGAGTTTGCAGTTTATATCGCTTTCCGTTTGATCGTTAACGAAGAATGGTGTCCAAGCGAGTTGGACAGTGATGAAAAACCTTACAAGTTCACAGTGTGGTCAACCTTAGCGTTCGGTAAACCAGACCCCGAGTGTTGCGACTGTCCCGAGGAAGAACCTAAGAAACCCTGCTAATCGGAGACTAACTATGTCACAAAAAATTAAGGTAAAAGCGGCTCCTGATAGGGTCGCGAGAGTCTCTCCTCGCGGCGAAATGATCCCGTCTGATCGCTTTATCACGGTTGAAGCAACGCCGTATATCATGCGGCTTCTCAATCACCACGAAGACTTAATCCAAGAACCGCAACCGCCTGCGCCGTTCGCGCCTGCTTCAGCTAAGAAGGAATAACACAATGGCACTTGATGCTCTCCGCGACGGTTTTATTCGTCTCTGTTTTGATCCAAGTCTCAATGTCTTGGGCGCAAACTGCCGATTGGTTTTGGAAGGTCAATTCCTCGCGACCGGCAGCGCGATTGTTAATACGCTCGTTAAGGTAACTTCGACGCGCGATATTGACCTTATGTTCGGGGTTGGCTCGGTCTTGTCGGAATCGTTGAAAGTAGCAATTGACTGTTGCGGCAATGATTCTGTTGAAATCTTTGCTTTGCCTCGCCCCGATCCACTCGTCGGAGTTGCCGCAGTCTATACTCTGACAGTGATCGGACCCGCTACTTCTGACGGGCGGGTTGATCTTTACATGGGTGAAGGCCGCTATAATATCAGTGTTCCCGTCGATGCCGGTAATACTGCGACTCAGATTGCTGCTGCCATTGTGCTTGCGATTTCTCCGACTTTCCCCTTCATAGCAACGAATGCGCTCGGTGTTGTGACGCTGACGGCTCGTAACACCGGCGTTGTCGGCAACCGTCTTGTGGTTGAATACAATTGGCACGGTCGCAATAACTACACGCCCGAAGGCGTTACAGCCACAGTCGCGCAAACTATCGTTGGTTCGGGAGCAATGCTGGCCTCTGACTATTCAACAGTCTTTGGTGATTGTTGCGTCTGCTGCTTAGCCGTTTTGACTCAAGATACAGTTGTTCAAAATGCGGCTATCTCCTATCTTGAAGAAGCGTGGTCTTGCGATAAGCCGCAATGCTTTGGGCACGGTTACACTTACAACAGCGGAACTCTTGGTCAAATCCTCGCCACTGACACGAACTCTGCGACGATTTCACGTCTGGCTCATTGCATCGGCGATCCGGTGATTCCGTATCTCAAAGTTGCCGCCTACTCTTCGAAAAGCTGCTGCACTACGCAAGACAACCCGGAGATTAGCATCCAAGGCCCGAATTTTGGTGTCCTTGATTGTTTGTCGCAACCGGAATCTTGCGCGGCTTGCTTGACGTTTGATGAGCAGAACCAACTCCGCGACAGCGGCTTTGTCATTACCGTTCCAGTAGCTGGTGGCCAAGGGCGTCTTACTTCGCCGATGATTACCAACGACATTACGAATAATCGCTTCGATGCGGAAGGTCGTGAAAATCTGACGTTCCAAGATGTGAGCGCGCGTCGTCTGGCTACGGCAACGGCAACGGCGATTGCTGAACAACTCCAGCAATTCAATGGCCTTGGTTACTACACAGATGGAACAAACATTCGTGAAGGAGCCAAAGGTGTCAATCGTCGCATGATGCTCGGCACGATGCGAGCGTGGGCGCGGTCGCAAGTCGGTCTGATATTCTCGGAGTTCGATGATTTGAACGCCGACCTTACCTTTGTGGATGATTTCCAAATTGCGCCTCGTTGTCAAGGCGTTCCCGGAAAAGTCTACATGAATTTGATCTATCGTCCTCCGGTTCGGATCAAGCAGATCGTTGTCAATGCCCGTCCCAAGCTCCTTAACAACTGCTAAGGCTTAGCCTCCGGCCTGCATAGCGCGGGCCGGTATTTCTTCAACAGCCATCTAAAGGAGAATTGTCATGGCTGACTGCGACAATCAAATCGGCGTCAGGAATATCTTGATCCGATTTACCGACTGCGATTCCAACGCGGTTTACGGCCCTTTTTCTCACGAATTGGCAGGAGCTGAGCAACCAAACTATCGCCTATGCGAGTTTGCAAACGAAGCCCTCCCGGGCGGCTATGTTCGACGAACTCGCGGCAATAATCAAATCAGCGTTATGGTCATTCGGAATCTTGGGATTCCGCTGGCGCTGTATCAAGGCTGCGGTTCGATGGACATGACTATCGAGCACTTCAACGGCATGGTTATCACCGGCCTGTCGGGCACGTCTACCGGCGAAGATAGTTCTGATGGCCACGAGGTCACGATTACTGCTTCGTTCAAAGAAATCGACGAGCTTCTTCCTACCGTATCGGTTAATCTGGCCGCTTAAGAACGCCTCTGTCTGACTGGCCTCTGACAGAGGACTAATCGCCGCTCGGCTATCCTGCGGGCCGAGCGGCGGTGTTACTCCACGCAGGGGCAACCGCAGGAGAAATAGGCTATGGCTAAAAAGATCGAGTTCACTGATACAGTGAAGTTTGGCGATAAGATTGTGGATCAAATCGAAATATATCCGCTCTTTTTTGTTGAGCTTGCGGCGATGAGTTCAAAAATGATCGGCAGCAAAAAGCCGCTTCAGGTTTTGCAGCGCGAACGTATTCGCAAGCAGGTCCACTTCAAGGTCGCGGGCGAGCGGGTAATACCCGACGACGTGAACCTCTCGGCCCTCCCGGCGGCCACCGCTAGGCTGATCCTCGACAACCTCGATACAGAACAGGGTGACGAGGGCAGTATAGTTCTTGAAGGTGACGGGGTTAGCACTCCTATTGTCTACAGGCTTGGTACTGCGCTTGAGATGAAAGACTCTAAAGGCACCACTATCGTTATCAGAGATCTAGAGTTTCTGGCTGCGACTTACGGTGAGATTGAAGATGTCCTTGCTTGTGAAAATGAGATAATGAGATCACTTGAACTCCTTCGTAGCGTGGCAAAGCCTTTGGACGCTCCATCGCTTATGCGCCTGCCCGGTTGGGCAATCGACAAGATCACAAACCTCGACGGTGTTGGGATCGTTCAAAAAGTCGCACCGGCTTTTTGAAAGCCGCTACTAACGTCGCGGATACGGTCGCTGAACACTTCTACTACTCATCGCCTATCCAAGATGTTAGGAACTTGTCCCTTAAAGTCTTAGCTGTGAAACTATCGGCATTTCATCGTTTGCTGAAAAAAGTCACAGCGACCAATAAGGTCAAGAGCGGTTCCGGATCAAAACAAAATCGTAAAAGGATGAAATAAGACATGGTTACGTATGTCGAGCAGGCCATCCTTAGAGTAACCGACCAGTCAACGCGGCAGATCAACACTGTCAATAGGTCTCTTGCGGCGCTTTTTCGCACCGCAAGAGACGGTGCGGGTCTTCGCAACATTAATATCACTCTTAATCTTCGCAATATTAATCAGACTATCGCAAAAGTTCAACAACTTGATCGGCTTCTTCGCGGCTTGAGCCGGCGTATGCCTCCGATAGGCCCCGGCTGGGGCGGTGGCCCCAGCGGCGGTGGGCGCGGAGCAGGAGGCCCCGGCTGGGGCGGTGGTAGAACTGGGAACAATCGGCGTGACTTTGGTACGGGGTTTTCGGGCGGCGTAATGGCCGGTCCTATTCTCGACCCTTTCAGTCTTGGCCGGATGCTTTCCTATATCGTTGTCGGACAACTATATATGCAAGCGAGCAATGTAGTTATCTCTGGGGCACAAGCTGCGTTCCAATCCCAAGCGATTACTACTACGCAAAACTTGACGCTAGCCCCTGTAAACGTCCCTATCGTTAATGCTTTAGCAGAGTCTTTCTTGCCGTTAGTTGAAGGTTTGTCAATTAATGATATTAGGCAACTAATTTCCAATATAGCCTTATCTATTCCTGCGGCAGGATCAAACTTTAACCAAATTGCACTAGCGGCTGTTCGAGCAGAAGAAAGGCTTTACACTATTTCGCCTGATCGCGCCGAAAGTGCCGCTAGTATTCTTGCTAAAGTTCTTGAGTTTGCACAAATTAGCCAAGATCCTGCTCGGGCAGAAGCCCTTATGCGGGGTTATGTTGCCGGTATCGGAGCAACCGGAGCTACATTTAGCCCCGAGTCGTTTCTGGCTGCTTTGCGCGTTAGCGGCACGTCTTTGACACTTGATGAGCAGGGTATCTTTAACTTTATGCTCGCGCTTGACGAAGGTGGGCGTCGTGTTGGCGATAATACAAATCGGATGCTTACAGTTCTAACTCAAGATGCTGGAGTTTCTGAAGCCCAAACAAATATGCTAACCCGCTCTGGTATCATCGGGCCAAACGGTAGACCCGTCCAAGAAGAACTGCTGCTTGCTAATCAACAAGCTTGGGTTCAGGCGGTTATCCGTCCGCTACTTCGTGCGCAAGGCGTTGATCCTACTGATAATATCGCTGTTCGGATAGCCCTTCAAGAAATGGGCTTTGTTACGCGTGAAATGCGGCAGGTCGCCCAAGAAATAGCTTCAGCGGAAGAACGCTATTTTTCGGCATGGCAAACTGCTCAGGCTGGCGTGATTAACGCTGTTCAAGGATCTGAGCGTGATCTCGGTCAATCGCTGCGAAATCTTTTTGCATCTTTCAGCACTATAGCAGTCGATACTCTCGTGCCGCTATTTTCAAGGTTGGCCGGTCCTGTTGATCGACTGGCCAACTGGATGGAAAGTTTTTATGGTCCAGCAAAGTCGCTTTCTGGTGAGTTTGCTAAACTTTCTGAGACAACGCAGAAAGTATCGGCGGCTGTCGCGGGTCTAGTCCTCGGCTTTTGGACAGTAAAAGCGGCTCTCTTTGGTTTGCGACTTCTTGGCTTTGCAACAGGAGCCTCGGTTCTTGGGAGAGTTGCTGGCGGCGCTGCTACTGCCGCTGGAACAGGCCCCCTAGTTGCTGCACTGAGTGTAAATACGCGTGCGACGAACGCTAACACGATAGCTCTGGGTGGTCGTACAGGGAGAGGCCCCGGAGCTGTAGTGGCCGGAGCAGGTCGCGCCGGTATTGGCAGGGTGTTTGCCGGGCTTGCCGGGTGGACAGCTATTCTAACGGCTCTCGGTTATGCCGCGACTACAACTCCTGAAGAGCGAGGGGCTGACGGGCAGGCTTTGGCAGCCGCCATTACAAATGATCGAAGTCTTGCAACGGGAGTTGTTACAACAGGGGCAGCCGCTGTTGGGGCTTTCGTAGCTTTGTCTACAGTTGCAAAAATGATTGGAAGCGGTTCAGTCGCGGCATGGCTTGCAAGTTTTGTTCCTACTGCTGCTGCTTCTGCCGCTGCTGCTACCGCTGCTACCACTGCTGCTGTTGCGGCTTCTGCTGCTCCGGCTTCTGGTATTGGAACATGGCTTCTAAAAGCCCTGCCTATTTTAAGCGGTGTTGGAACTCTTCTTACCGCCATCGTTACTCCTACTGCTCTTGGTAATAGTGAAAGACCTAGACCAAGTTCTCAACAAAGTCTTACCGATCAGATAGCTTTTAACATTCGTCAAGCAACCCGTGATATATTTGATGATAGAAGAGCCGCTAGAATAGATTTTATAAACGGAAGAACTCAAGCCGAAACTTTTGTAAATAATCGCCGAGTTGATGGTTACGCCAACTATCGCCGACTTATGGAAGAAATGACAACTACTCTTCCGTCTGGTGTTCTGTTGGGATCTTTGGCCGCTCAAATAGAACGTATTCAGTCGGTCGGCGACGAAAGCACTTTACTACTTCCGTCTATTTTTAAAATACTGACAGGTTATCAACCTCCTGTACCCCCGATTCCAACTTCAGGAAACGTTGCATCCGCGGAGCTAATGCTTACTGCTTTCCGACAGAGTGGTATCGGTGGCGGTGCTTTTGCTTTTGGAACGACGCCCCCAGGAGCAAATGATATTCCTGGATACCTTGGATCGGGAGAAGCCGTTCGTTTGTTGTCAGATACGTTCAATCAATCGGCGTTTGAGCTTATGCAGGTTGGGCCTACGATTGAGAACGCGGCTGCGCAGTTTGGGCCTATCGCCGGGCAGGGGATGCTTTCGTCTGCCGCGCAGTTCGGCGCGATTGCCGGTGCCGCCGCTGCCGCTGCTATGGGCGGCGTGACGATTACCGCTCGCGCTCCCGCCGCTCTCGAACCCGCCGTCAATCTCGGCGGCAACGGACCTTTCTAGAATAGGACAAGACTATGGCCGAGGCTTGTTACAATGAACCTTATCTTCCCGCCAGCTTCAAGTTCGTTCCTTTTTATGCGCTGGAAGCAGATTCTGAGCATGGAAGGCGTGGCGCTGAAGGCGAATTCCCTTTCGGGGAACAGACTGGCTACGCCGATCTTGGTCGTCGTATAAGAAAATATAATCTTAAAGGTAGGTTGGCCAGTAATAACCACAATCTTGAAGCTGCCGCCATAATTGCCGTTTGTGAACTACCTGGTCCGGGAATTCTTATTCATCCTACGCGAGGCGTAATTAATGCTGCCTGCACAAGACTTGTCGTTTCAGACAAGATGGAAGAAGAAGGCGGCGTCACCTACCTCGATATGCAATTTGTCGAAGCAAACGAATGGCCTAACGGCTTTTCGTTTCTCGGGCAACTTCTCGGGCTTGTTATTGGTCCTGTAATCGGGGCAAGCCGGGAAAACTTTAATTCACGTTTTGCCCCAAGCGCCATCCAACCCTTTAGAAAACAAGCGGTTATATCGGCGGCGCAAGGTCAAGTTAACAGTATTATGAACGAATATCTTCTGGCTACTGTTCCAGGGCAAGCCCGCAATCGTTATGTTTATGACCTAGAAACCGTCACGATTGACGAGGCGCTGGCCTCCGATGTTGAAGTTGTAGACCGCGCACTCGCGATTGGTATGCAGCTTCTGGCCAGCAACCTAACGGAGGCCAGTCAGTTCGCTGCCTTCCGGAGGCTGGCAAATGGGGCGGCACTTCAATCAACTTTCGCTTCTCCGGCATCCGATGCAGAAGACGCTATTTATTCAAATGTTAGAACGATCGCTGCGGCCTATATGGCACAGGCCGCTTTTCAAACACCATCCCTACGTTCAGCCGAGATTTTTGAGCAGATTGATGCAGTAGAAACGATCTTACTTGGAGAAATGGCCTATGCCAGTCGTATATGCGCGAACAAGCTATTTATCGCACTTTCCCAATTCAAGACCGAAGTTACCTCTTCCTTGTATAATAAGGCATACAACGCTCCCGGATTTACAGAATTTAACTTTTCGGGATCAGTCCATCCGCTTGCCGCCGCATATTCGATTTACGGGGACTCTAAACGGCATCGTGAAATCGAAGCCTTGAATACGGTTAGCGTATCGGGGCGCGTCGGTCCCCGAGTTGTGGCGGTTCGCTAATGGTGGTTAGAATCTTTATCGACCGCAAAGAGCTGGTCGGATATACTGAAATGAAGCTTAAGCGGTCTAAAGCCAATATGACCGGCGAGCTTACCGTCTCTATTTTTATGGGGTGGTTGCCCGAGGCTCCCTTTCTGAAAGATGCGTCTAAAGGTCGTGAAATCCTCGTCTATGTCGGGGGTAAGTTAGCCTTTACCGGAATCGTTGATCGGCGGCGCGATACTGCCGCGCAGTCGGGCGAACCTGGAACAACTGGCGATTCAGAAGGTTCATCAAATCTGTCTATCGGTCCAAATGAGTATACGGTGCGTTTGACTTGTCGCGGCAAGACGAAGTATCTGGTCGATAGCAGTCACGGGCATCCGACCGGAACGATGCTGCGCCCTACAACGCGTTCTGTTTTTGACACGCTTGTTACGCCTTGGGAAATTGAAATAGACTGGGAAGCTTCTACTGACCAATTGGATAAAGTGCGGTTTAGAGACGGCGGTATAATCTCCCAGGAGCTTTATCGGGTTGCTGAAGCAACATCGCTTTATATGTATGAAACGCGAGAGGGAAAACTTCTTGTTACCGACGGTCCCAGAACCGTTACGGGCGAAGATATTGTGTTAGGCAAGAACATTCTATCCTTTAGCACAGAGCTGGCAGAAGATTTAGAGCGTGCTTTGGTTGTAGTTAAGGGGCAAAAGATTGCCAAAGAAGTTTGGGGTGATGCAGCTGTAATTAGAACGATTGCTGCCTCAACTATACCAGATACAACAACCGTTAGCCGAACTGTTGTTCAACTCTACGGTGACGCGACAACAGAACTGCTTAATAAGCGAATTCAGTACGAGGCTAATCGTCGCAACGCTGCAAGCCGTAAGATCGAACTAACTGTATTCCACGTCCAACAATCAACAGGTGAACCCTGGGATCTGGGAACGATACACAATGTCTCTATTCCCCCGGCAGGCGTTAGCGGCAGTTTTGAAATTACCGATCTGGAGTATATCGTAAACGCCGATAGAACACTTGAAACTAAACTGACGTTATCTCCGCCGCCGTCTAGGTATCAAAGCGAAGCGAGTGGCGAATTCTTGTCAGGCATTAATGATAACACTGATAGTCAGGCGCTTTTAGAGCCTCCCGGTGAATGGCGAAACGCATATCCCGACACTCGCCCAGGCTACATATCCGACCTGGAGCAATACAAGGCAGGTGTTCAGCCTGATCTTTTTGATCGAGAGTCAATCCTGTCTGGAGTGCCTTCGACTAATCCGCCACCTCCCACATTGTCGTCTACGAGAGGTCCACAGTGACAAGTTTCATTCCATATGCCTCTAGAACGCGAGACATACAAGATTATGTAGAGCGCGGTGTTTGGGGCTCGCTGGTTTATATTCCCGGCGCTGGCGCAAGTATGGCTGTTCGCGGAACTGGTACCCTTGATGAAGAAGTGCCGCTTCTTAATCTCGGTTACGGCTTTAATCTCCCCGCTAACAGCGATGCCGAAATGGTTATGCTGTCTTTGGGTTCTGATGTTAACGACAAGGTTGTGATTGCAACGATTCCGCGCGGGCTTCAGCACCAGTGGGGCGAGGGACAGGGGGGCGTTCAGCATCCGACAGACCCCGCAAGGAGAATTGAGTTTAATGCAGACGAAACATTGCTCACTGACGGAAACTACGTCTTTGGTCCGAACAGGTCGATCAGGCTTGATCTCGTCGGCGATGATGCCACGATCAACCTCGCCGGGGGAGGCACCATTAACATTGCAACAGACGGAGAAATTACGGTCGGCGGTAATATCTCTATTACGGTCGCGGGCAACGCCACGGTGGCCGTTGGCGGATCAGCCAGTATCACGGCGGGAGGAGCCTTGACAATCACCGCTCCATCTGTTGAAATAACCAGCGGGACGCTTCGGCATAATGGCGTTAACGTGGGCAGCACCCATACCCACGGCGGCGTTAACGTGGGCGGTAGCAATACAGGAGGCCCTAGCTAATGGCTATTTGCTCTGTTCCAGTCGCAACCCGCAGGAAGCTGTTCTGGGCAACACAGCCGGATGCTTGCGGTTCTAACGAAATCTGCGGAGCCGATTGCGGTTCCCCCGGACTGTCTTTTATTAACTCGCCAGATGGAAAAACGATCAGCACAGCAGATTGGCTTCGCGGTCTTGTGATAAATATGCTAATGACCGATGGGAAACTAAACGATTCGGAGTGCGGCTATCGTCCGGGAAGCCAAGGAGGACATTGGTCGGAAAGCTACATCGAGACCGGACCGGCCACCGTTGGAACGCTAATGCGCAGCGTTCCGGCAACAGGTAGAATTAACGATGGCGTCAACATGATTGCCGCGATGGCACAATCTACTCTCCAGAGGTTAATTGCTCGTGGTGTCGCATTAAAGGTAGAAGTCACATCGAGGTATCTAGGCAACGGCAGAATGCAGCTCAACGTTGAAATTTTTGGTCGTGGAAACGAGAGTGTCAATGTTGGAATAAATGCTGCGCGTATAATCAATGGATGGGTGTGGAACTAGCTATGGCCTGCAAACTTGAACGCCCAGAACCGCAAGCATTATTCAACAGATACCTTAATTTATTTTCGAGCACAGTCCTCGGTGGAGCAAATGTCATACCCGAAAGCAATGAATGGTATGCAGCTTCCGTAAACTATGCAATTGCCGAGCAGATGTATGCTATTGCAGAGCAAGCTTGGAAAGAGCGCGACCCTAGAGAAGCTTGCTGCGAAAATCTGCAAAATCTGGCAGCGGCTAACGGTGTTTACCCGAGGCCGGCGATCTTCGCCCAAGGTTATGTCAAATTGACTGGAACCCCCAATACTCTGCTACCGTCACCACTAGAGTTTACTATAGGGCTTCAAAACTTCATTACTGCAAGCGTTATCACGCAGCCCTTAGAAATAGGCCCTAGCGGTACGGTTGTCATCCGTGTTAGAGCCCTTGTTGCAGGCACAGCGGCAAATGAACCGGGGGCCACCGGCTCCATGACCACTATCGTTCCGGGAGTTAACGCAACTATCCAAGTTTGCGGAGGTTCTTTCTGCAACGGTGCAGCGGCCGAGGAATGCGAGGCTTTTCGTGCGCGGTATCTTCGCCGCCTGCAATACAATCCAAGAGCAACTAATGCTTGGATCATCGACAAGATTCTTGAGTGGCCTTGCGCGACTCGCGCTCTGCAAAGAGCGGGGAGCTGCTGCCGGTGTGTTGACAACGTTCCTGGAGGCTGTGAAGATTGCGGCTGTAAAGATTGCGGTGGGAGGATGGAATTCTATGTCATGTTTGACAATTCCTTTCCTTGCGGAATTTCACCTCCTGAAGTTGTCTCTGAGATTGAAGAATGGCTTTTTGGTTCGCCGCAGGGTTACGGGCTAGGGCAAGTTGAGATTGGCATTTGTGGAAGACTTGTGGTAGTTAATCCGCTTTCGGTCGATATTTATATCGACATAGTAGACTGTATTTCAACCACGCAGCGCACGTCTATCCAGAATCAGATTAGGGAGTTCTTTTCAACGATCAGCCCGTCAATTGTTCTTAGTGCTCGGTCAATCGACACGATAATTGCCGGTATCGCTGGGGCTGCTACAAACTTCTCTTCTCGTTTTGAATTGGTTGATCCGCTCGACGCAGCCAATATTACCGCGTCTAACTGCGATCTAGAACCTGCCTGCGACTACCTACCCTGCATAAGGAATATCTTTATCAATCAAACGGGCTCTGGCGAAGGAGTTTGCGTATGACGACCGACGCAATTCTCTACCCCGGACCACTCCTTCTTGGTGTAGATGGGAACCGACCTTCTCATAATCTTTTAAGCGATGAGTGTTGCCCCGATCCGCTCTGTGTTCCTTTTTGTTCGACGGCCTGCTCTTTTATCGACATCTTGCCGACAGGGCCTATGTGGGATAGACAAAAAATAGAGGCAACTGCTCGACTTCAGGAAGGCGGGGATTACGACCCTTGCGCAATCCCTGTCTGTATAGCAGTGGAGGATTGCCCGTCGATGGTTTCCTACGCGGTTTACGGCGCTCGCGTTCTTCACGATATGATTTCTAATATTCTGTGGCCGTCTATCCGAGAAGTAAATCCTGCTACGGCTGTCACGACTCTGGACGACTGGCTCGACCGTATGGGATGGGAGGATTGCTATCGTCAGCATTGCCGCTCTCCATTTATTAGCGAGCTCTCGCCCTACGTATTTGAGGATGGTTGTGGCCCCGCCTACTGCGAGCAAAACTTCCCCTTGGATTTTGAGTGCGCTCTGAAGTATAACATCTTGCAGGCGCTAACAAGAGCGAGTAGGGGCGTCATAAAAAACCTCGACGGTCTGAATTGGATCATTGCGCCCCTCGGCGCTGTGGTCCGTCCGCTAACGCCCTATCCCGATTACGTGCAGAACTACCTCGATGGTAACTGTGAAGAAGAAGATGAAGGGCCTCCGTGTTATTGCGAAGAAACGACACTAGAAATCTGCAATGTAGGAATGACACTTGCCGCGTGTCCGTCCCCGAATGAACAATGTGGCAAGACGACCCGAACGGTGGCCGCCGTACAACGATATACATGCGGCCCAGAAATTGACGTAATGCTCTTTCCCGCTGTTATTGCAGCAGAGTGCATTGTTCGTTCTATTCTCAACAAGAAGTGCCCCAATATAATCTTTCGATGCGCTGGCATCGTAACACCCTGACACATAGGAGCTCCCATGTCCGGCGTATATCCAAATAGCGGTGTCCCTGCCAACGAGGCGCTAAACAGCGTCAATGTTCCTACGGTCAACTGCCCTTCAGAATTATTCCACAGCACCACGCGCTGTCAGCCGCGCTTCGATCCGGCTGCGGCGAATGCGGTTATGTCAGAAATTCTCAATGCGGTAAACTGCGGCGGGGTAGCGTATGACTGCACTCGCCTTGATAATCTATGTCAGGCGATGACTAATAATATTGAAAATGCGCTAGAGGGCTGTCTGACTGTAACTTTTGAAGATGAACCACTTCTAGAAAACCTTGAAGCTATCCTTGGCCTTAACACGGTCGGCCTTTGCACGAGCATCGCCCGCGTCAACAATGTCAGGGTGCAACTAAGAAGATTGTTTAATGAGTTTTTTCTGGAGTGCATCACCGGACCAGTTCCCGATGCTGGCCAAACTTGCGGAACAATCACACAACTCGTTCTTATCAACGACGGAATATGCAATCGAATTGCCAGTTATTCCGCGGCTGCTGCGCCAAGCGCACAAAGTTCTTTCAGAGATGTTGCATCCCACCTTCCTCCTGACACGCAAGGCTATGCTCTTCCAACCAACTTTCCTACGCCGCTAAATTATTACAACCTCGCTAACCTTCTGGCAGACGACAATCTCGGAACGGGCGTTCTAGACGAAGCACGAATTCTCAATTCGCGGCTTACTCGGATGTCTTTTGTAAACGATTGTTCTCGTAGTTACAATCTGACCAGCCGTTTCTTTCTTGAAACGGAAGCCACCGCTAACGCTGCTTACGCGACGAATACCCGACTCTTTACTCGCTATCGCATTGGCGCGGGGCCTTGGGTGTATGCGCGAAGCGGCGGCGGGCAGTTGAGCGGATTTGCAACTTTTAATGCAATCAACCTCGTTCAGATTATTGACGCAATTCTGCTCCTGCCAGCGGGTGCCATAACCCTAGAGATTTTCTTTGTTGGGAATCAACTCGGTGATCCAAATCCTCGCGCAGGAATTCTTGCCAACACGTTCCCGGCCACCGGTGGTTTGCTTCCTGGACAACCCGGCTGGTTCCTTCGTCCGTCTCTTTAAGGAGAAATAAAGATGCCTGGAATTATCCCGACCCTTGCGCAAGGTGCTTTGACCGTCCGCGACTCCGGCGGCGTTTGTCTTGCGCCCGCCGGAGTCTCTAACGACTACTGCCCCCCGGCACTCTTTACATCATCCTGCGATATTCTGTATCTGCCTGATGACTGCACGGCGAGAATTACAGCGGCACAGATTAACGGATTTCAATCCGAGATGCTGTGCCTCGCCGCGACAATGAACCCTAACGGAAACTGGAATTGCGATTCTCTTTGCAATCTTAGCGCCGCTTTCATTGGTTATGTTACTGAAACCGGCCCTTCAACTCTTTGGCGGCAAGTTCAAACCCATCTTTGCTCTATGCCCGCGTTAACGGGTGACGTGTTTGCTGCTCTTCCTAACGGTTCTTTCATAACGTGTGATGGTTCGGGAAATAATCGACGACTAACTCTTGATGCGTTAGCTCTCGCTCTTTGTGAAGATGCTAGTTCTCTAGAATCGCTACAAAACTGTATTACAGAAAATAACTACTACGCAACAAGAGCCGCGGCAGTTACAGCACTTTCTAACGGATTAATTATTCTTAGGGAAAAGAAAGTATACGTTTTTGATGGACTTCAGTATGTTAGAGTTGCTAGCTCTGACATAATTTCTGACTTGCCGGGTTTTGAACCATCTGGCATCTACACGGCTGCTCATTGGGGCTTGAGTTACGGAACTTTTGATATAACAGTTGGTCCTATAGGTAAACGCTTCTCAACACCAGAGCAAGTTCTTAATTTTGCTTATAAGTTTTCAATTGAAGAGCCATTGACAGTTACACAAACTGGAACAATAATCGGTAATATTAGTTTGCAAAGAAGTCTCCAAAACGTTATTTGGAGAGCAGAGACTTCTCGGGCTTCTCTGGCTATCGCCAATTTTACCGCAACAGCAACACCTCTTTGGAATACTGATCCTAACAACAACAACAGTGACCCAACTACGAATATTCTTCATCTGGCAAATAGGGCTTCAATTGGAGCAATGCTTCGCGGACGTTATTCCGCCGTTATTGAGTGTTTGACAGGGAATGGAATAGAACTAAACGGTAATGACTTTGGACAATTTCGTGATATTCTTTTTATCGCTACATCGACCATAGCGCAACGCGGTTTGTCTACTGGAGGTAGTATCAAAACCGGCGCGGGTGGACAAACCGATCTATTTAATTGTTCTATTCACGGCTTTATGGCATCTGGAATATCTTGTAATTATGGAGGCACGGTTAATGCGTATGACTCTACCTCATCAGTATCTACTGTATCTTGCTGCGGGGATAGCGGTGTTAATCTTCAGTATGCAGGATCAAGTGTATACGCGGCAGGTTGTATTAGCTACGCTAATTTTAATTGGGGAGGCAGATGCAAACAGTTTGGTCTGTTCTATCCCGGCGACGGTTTTATTATGTATAATCGTCTTGACGGATTATCAGCAACCGGAGGCGGAAGATTTAATGCTCTGGGCGCAACAATTACGAATAACGGAGGTTACGGCGTTAATCTTACAGGGTCCGGAGCAAACGCAGAGTTAGCGAATGCTGCTTTAACGGCTACAATCAGTAATAATGGTAACGGTGGAATATCGCTGCGTCAGCAAGCTAGTGTATCTGCTCAGGGCATAACCTGCAATAACAACGGAGGCGCGGGAGTTTATATAATAGGCGGAGGTTCCGCCGCCGTTGAAAATTCTACTTTTGACGGAAATGTGAGTCATAATCTTTGGGTGCAAGACGGAGGTACAATTACGGCTGATGGCGCGATAGCCTCTAATGCTGTTAACGGACTTGGAGTTAGAATTGATCGAAGCGGTTATGTCAACATTAGAAACGGCTCTATTTTTGGTAACTCAAACGCATTCGGAAAACAGATTCTTGTTTCTCAAAACGGAACTGTTAACTGCACCCTCGCTACGACTACAGGCGGTGCCCCTATCTCTGACGTGCAAACTACACCTCCACGAAATTCACTGACTGCACAAGGTTCTCTCATAGTTGACAGTGCTTCCAATAGCGTAATTCGTGTTCTTCGTGAGGATTATGTGCAAACGGTGGTTGCGAATGGTCCGGCTTTTACACAAAACAGCCCTAGTTCAACTGTTCCAACAATACTTATTGACAGAACTGCTCTGACAAGTGGTATTGGCAGAAACAATTCAGCAGCTGAAACTGCTTTAATTGAGGCAAGCGTTTTAACTTTTGGTGCGGGACCGGGATACGTTCGGTTTCCAACTGAAATAAGACAAGGAGGCGCACCCGGAACAGGTGTAAGAGTTTTGGGTCCACGAGTTACAGGTCATGTCGCTGCGACAGGAACAGCGTCAAGCGGAACTTTTGTAACAAGCACAGTAACTCTGGTGCAACTAGCAGAACAAGTTAAGGCACTAAAAGATGCCCTTCTAGCTCACGGTATAATCGGAACCTGATATAAGCTACGACTAGAAATCAATGCAGGAGCAAAACAATGCTTGATATGAGTATCTTCAAAGCGCGGTCGTTCTATGCGACGGCCGCCGCCATCTTGACCGGCCTGGAGCAGACTATCAACGTATCGGCGGCCACCGACATTCCGGGGCTGCTAGGCGCCGTTGCTATGATCCTTGGCTTCATCGGTATCGACGGGGAAGCGTTCATCACTGTCGCCGGTCCCATCATCACCGCCGTTCTGGGCCTCTGGGCTTACATCGAACGCCTTAATGGCACCCGTCACCTTTATTTTGTGGAACACCAAAGATGATCTATGACATCGAGACTGTGCAAGAAGCTCTTAATAGTCGCGGCTACTTTGGCGCGAACGGGAAACCGCTCGTCGTTGACGGCCTCCGCGGGCGAAACACTAATCATGCGCTGGTCAACTTTAAGCTATCGGTCGGCTTATCCAGTTCGCTGGACCTTGGGCCGCTGACTTGGGCGCTTCTAATCGGGGATAGCCGACCGCTGGACGATACTCTGCCCAAAGCTTCGGAAGAAACGCCTTGGTATGTCCTCGGTTTGCAGATGATCGGAAAGCATGAGGTTCGCGACAACCGCGAGCTTTCTCTTTGGCTCAGGTCAGATAGGCGGACAATTGGCGATCCCTCGGATATTGCTTGGTGCGGGGATTATGTGGAGACCGCGCTTCGTAATACCATTTCTGATCTTATTGTTCCCAGTAACCCGTATCTGGCCGCGAATTGGGCATCTTGGGGGCAGCACGTCGCTCCGCAGCGCGGTTGCATTCTGTCTTTCTGGCGCGGGTCGCCGGATAGCTGGAAGGGCCACGTTGGCTTCTACGCCGGGGAGTCCAAAGACAACTTCTACGTCCTTGGCGGCAACCAGAGAAACATGGTGAGTATCGCGCCACTGTCAAAGAGCCGCTTGCGCAAAGACGGGTCACGGTGGCCGGATGCGCGCTATGGATTTGTGCCTAGTGGTCGCCGCGTCCAGATGACAGGCGGTACGGTAAGCACCAACGAATCCTGACGGTCTCCTTCCTCCGCTGTCAGGCAGTTGAACTGGCCAGTCCTTTGGGCTGGCCTTTTTTCGTTTATCCCACTCTTCTTTTATATCAAACCGTCCAATTATTCCGTAAGCCTCAGAAGAAGAATAACCTTTCTTTTGTAACAAAGTATAATCATTAAGTTCTGTCTGTGTTAAGCGCAGCTTTAGGTTATTTTTTGGATTTTTAAAGTAGGCTTTAACTGCCTGTTTACAAGCTTCAGTCCTTTTAACAGTGTGCATTCTTTGCATAAACAAGTTTTTGCTTTCAGGAGTTAAAAGATGTTTTAAACCTACCTGCCTACACCACTCCCGTCCTTTTTCGGTTGCCCTCCAATTTGGGACTTTTAAGTTTAGAAGTCGGCATTTAAGATATATGCCCTGCGGTCTTATATTGTATTTCTTTGCAATCTCAATTCTTGAAAGCCCAACCTCAAGCTCAGCTATAAGCTGCTCTTTTGTTAGTTTTGACTTGCCCATTAGTTTTTCTCCTGGCAGCTTACTAACTCCGCATTGGAACAATCCGCAGGGATAAAAGAAAAAACCACTACAAGAACCACGCACAAGCTGACGATGGATAGCACCCAGCCACCATAAAAGACAGCCAAAGCGCGGACAATTTCCTCTTCTTCAGTCATCCGTAAACCCTCCTATAGGATTCTAACTCTTTGTTGGTTGCGGCGTGATCTATTGTTTCTTTATCCAGCTTGTTCTCAAGTTCGTTAATACGCCGTCGAAAGCCATCATTGTTTTCTGCTTCGTACAGCAGGGCCTGCATCGCATAATAATTGTTGACAAGCCGGTTGCTCATTTCAAGTAAGACGGGATTTATCGTCCCGCGATATTTGTGGACTAACTCCAAGTCCAATAGATTAACCGACAGGATCGACAGGTCTTGCGGATTCTTTTGGTCAAAGGGCATCTTAGTTCCTCTCCTCGGGTTACATATCCACGTCGCTGCGGAAACTTTGAAAGGTTGGGAAGCGGAGTTTGTCCTTTACGCCTTTAGGGAAGTATTGGAACTTAACGATCCTTTGCAAGATCGTATTTGGATAGTTCCAGTAGTCTTCGCGCTCCTGTGCGGTTAGTTTTCCCGCGCTGATCGTTACGACTTCGCCCTTGTGCAGCGTCTTGTCTCCGAACGTAATATCGGATAGTAGCCTAACGGATAGCGTTCCGATCATGCCGTTAGGTAACATATTTTCTTGGTGACTGCTGCGTTCGGTATGACCAAGCTCGTTGATCTTGGCCTCATTATTGTTTGTCTGACCTTCTTGGATGGAGACGATAACGCCTTCCGAATCGGCAAAGCGTTTGATTCGCAGTAGACCGCCTTCGCGGACTGTGCTTCTCCCATGTTTGTAAACACCGCCGGGTGCGCGAAGAATAGTCCCTTCATAGCCGAGCGCGAGTAGGGTATCGTCGTTATATTCAACAGCCTCTTTACTGTCACATCGGGATTGTGGAACGACATGCAGACAAGCGGCAAGATCGGGCGGCAAGCCCGCGACCTTAGCGGCCATCGCTTGCCAGCGGGCCGCGTAGGGCAGGCCAGCGGTGGCCGGGGTCACAAGGTCAAAGACATGCCACATCACGCGGGGCGCTCCTGCGATGGTCCCTAGCGCGCTTGTGGTCAAGCGGCAAAGGTCCGGGTGCGTTTCTTTCTCCGCCGCCATCTCACCGTCAAAGCCAAAATACTCCGGTATGCTAAACTTTTCGGTGATGTAGACATTGTTGAACTCTTTCAGGCTGCGGCCTGTTAATCGCCCTGACAGGTTAAGCGCGCGAACGCCGTCGATCTTAGGTTGAACCAAGACAGGGTAAGACTGCTTGTTCTCATCCCAATCACTAGCCAGCATCGGTTTCATTTGGTTTCCTTCTCTGTTCGGCAAGGCTGTCTCTAAGAATCCTAAACTTGTGAATCGGCAATTTAAGCGCACGAGCGGCATCTGTAATACTTCTGTATTGAACACCGTTCCACACTATCGGGCTCTTACCCATTCCAACTCCGATTGTATCCAGTCTATTATTTTTAACTGCCTGCGAAATAGCTGATGTCGAAACATTAAGTGCAAGCGCCGCTGCACTGTATGAGACATACTGAACACCATAAATAATAATTGGTTTGAAAAGAGTACCTAGACCAATTGTATCTACCTTACCCCGCTTAACTGAGTGCGCAACAGCTTCTCTTGAAACATTAAGAGCGCGAGCTGCCGCGCTTTGTGACGCATACTGGACACCTCGAATAATTAGCGGTCTTACATATATTCCAAGACCAACTGTAGTTAAGCTACCCCGCTTAACTGCCCGAGAAATAGCTTCTCTTGAAACATTAAGTGCAAGCGCCGCTGCCTTATGTGACTTATACTCGACACCACGAATAATGATAGGTTTCGAAAAAAGACCTAGACCAACTGTATCCAGTCTATTATTTTTAACTGCCTGCGAAATAGCTTCTTTTGAAACATTAAGTGCAAGCGCCGCTGCGCTTTGCGACTTATACTCGACACCGCGAATAATGATCGGTTTCAAGAGAGTAACCATTTAATAACTCCCACGAACATAATAAAGCCTAGCCAAAACAAAGTGGCCAATAATGGAATCCATAGTGACCAGTCGCGTTTAGGTAGGTTGCCTCCGTTTCTAAGATCATAGAATAGAGCGGGTGGTAGCTCGGCTGCCTTACGCTCAGCTTCTTTTTTCTTTGCGTAGTTAGTGATAAATGCTGCAAAGTCAGGATGAAGTTTAGTCATGACTTTGTTCCGTTTATGTAAGCAACAAGCTCTAGCAAAGCGCGATGCGCCCGCGCTGGTGGCAGAGTCGAAAGTGCTTGCCCGTTAAAGATTAGTGTCATCAGTTTCGCTCCCATCAAAGCCCTCGTTTGATTCACGTTCTTTGTCCTCGCGCTGCCCGTAGGTTAACCTAGCACAGCGGCGCGCGCCGGTCAAGGCTTAATCTATTGAACCCCAATTAAGCCCGAAGCTGCCGTCGATCCGAACCGGAACTAAAAGTCCTGGCATCGCCGTTTCCATAAGATGCTTAAACTCTGTCCAGCATGGGGCAGACAAATCAACTCCATTTTCATAATCAAAATCAAGTTCATCGTGAACAGTTAAGCAGGGTATACCGCAAGCGTCATCAGCAAAGAAGCCAGCTTCGTATGCTTCTACCATAGCCTTTTTCATAACATCTGCGGCACCGCCCTGTAACTTACGATTCAGTGCTTTGTGCGTATGACTGCGTTGGATATTATACGCACCCCACTTAGACGAAGCGGCTTCAAAAGAAAGCGACAACCGACCAGCTTCATACTGCTTTGATGTCCAACCATTAAAATCAGATTTGCGGCCTAGTATCGTTTCAACGTAGCCTGTCCGATGCACTTCGTTTGCGGCAGCATCCATCGTAGCTTTAGCAAACGGAACAGCTTCGTGATAGCTGCTATACATAAGCTCCCCTGCTTTCTTATCAACTCTGCCGCCGCCGCTAAACTTGATTAGATCGGCAATAAGCTTTTTCTTTCCCATACCATAGATCAGGCCAAAGTTAATGTTTTTAACCGGTCGGCGCTCTAGTTCAATACCAGTCTTAAGTCTAATCAAATCTTGCGTGAAGATATGATAATCAAGATCGGGGTCATTATTATAGCGCCACCGTAGCTCATCACTACCGGGTCCGACCGCGTGATGAGCTAGCATCCGATATTCGATCTGGCTATAGTCAAACTTAATCCAGAGAACACCTTTCTTACTAAACATTCTACGAACTTTTTTACCGATTTCTGTTCGCACCGGGATATTTTGAAGATTTGGATCTGAACTAGAAAAGCGGCCCGACCTTGCGCCTGACCCTGATCCACGGAGCGGGTGGAACGAGCAGTGAACGCGCCCGTTTACGTTCTTGTCAAGAATGTAGGCTTTTACAAAAACGTTGCGAACTTTTGCGATCCGACGATACTCGAGGATAGTTTCCGCGATTGGATGCTCAATAGCCTCCAGCGTATCAACAGAAAAGCTGACGCGCTCCTTACCTGTTTTTCTATCAACAATCGTTGGTATTTCTATTCCGTTACGCTTAAACGCGCTGGCAATAGATTCACCTGCGTTAGCGTTAACAGGCTGCCCCGCTATAGCCTTTAATTGTTTCTCAACCGCCGTTAGGTCATCGCCGAGGCTGTCATACGTTTGTTGTGCCTGATCCAGATCAACGGGCGCACCGCGAAACCGCATCTTGACGAGCAGAGGTATCAAGCGACATTCTAAGTCAAACAGGTTTAAGATACCGCGCTTTTCCATCAGCGGCCATTGTGCTTTTAGAATATGGATCGGGAGCGCCGCATCGGCTTCACCGTAGGGACCAGCCAAAGCCGGCGGCGATAGATATAAGTTCGCTCGCTGTCGGTCATTAGCCGCGCCGCCTA